GGTGATCAATACGGTACTGCATACCGACAAGATTGTCTAGTGGCCCCATTGCGTATAAATTGTCAGGGCGTTCACGCCAACCTGCATGGAAGATAGGAGCCTTACCTAACCAGCTAGGGTTCTGTTCGTTAAACATGACATATGCACGGTCAACGATAGTAATGACACGGTTCTTGTGGAAGACACCATTCTCTGAGTCATAGATGTCACCGTAGAATGTTAAAAGTTCTACATAGTTAGACTCATAGTATTCTGTCAGACTTGCGAAACCATCTGCTGTAAATGCCTGAGACTTGTTTGTGTCTACATCCTGACCTGACATAGCTGACCGATTGGCTAACATCTTGTCAAGTATTTCTTTCATGTAGGCATTGTCTACAGTCTCTTCGACCTTACGAGCAACTTCACCTAGTGTCAGAATAGAACGGACAACTTTAGGACTATCTGAGAAGTTTGGGGCAAGTGGGTTAAAACAGATGTCAAAGGGGCTGATACGGACAAGTTTAGGTCCAACATAGTTGACAATACGTTCTCCGTCGTCGTACTCAGTATAATCTCTGGAAAAGTCAACGGTTGCGAAACAGTTACCGTACTGGATGTAGTCATTGATTAATTTACTTACTGTGTTTTCAAAATCAGATTGACGTACTTTGTTTTCCATGTATGCTTGGATTACGTCACGTTTGTTCTTTAGGTCTGAGTCTTCATCATGTGCTTGGAACTTGAACCAACGTTGCTGGGGGAATAACGCTGAGAAGTAGTTAGCATGTAGGTTATCAGCAATCTGTGTCAGCTTAGGTGTGGTTGTGCTGTTAGTCCACGGTAGCTTAGAGTTAGATGTGGTACGTGTATCCGTTGCGTAGATATAGTTACGCAATTCTTTCCACTCTTCTATCTTAGTCTGACGACCATTGTTCCATGTTGTCCAACGATCTGCTATATCAGATGCTAGTGCATGAGGATCAATAAAGTGTTCAATGTCAATAGTTGTTCCAGCCATCAGAAGGAAACTCCACCAAATCTAGAATTAAATTGTACCACGTTATCTTTACTCCTACGTATTGCTCTTGCAGGTTTGACAGCCATATCTACAACAGAAGCTAAAGCGTCAATTACGTCATCGTGTGGAGGGTTACGTGATGACAATTCCTCTTCGAGTATTTGAGTATTACCACCACGATAGTGCCAGATACTCAGGTTATCGTACCGTGGTTCTAAGATAGAAGCGATACGTTCTTGTTTGTTACCTTGGTTCTTGTTAGGACGGAACTCGTCGATGCTTATGGCAAGTCCGTGTTGCTTGATAAGTTCCTTAAGCTGTTTGACGATAGCCATCTGTGCCACAGTGGTTTCTGCTCGTAGCTTTCGGAAGGACCACTTGTTTGACAAGTGAAGGATGTGTTCGAAGTACTCAGAGATTCTGTCAGTCCTGAATCTGTCGATGTCCAAGACGTAGATGTTGTTGTCTGCATCTATACCTACCACGACAATAGCTGTGTAGTCAGCACGTTTACCCAAACTAAAAGCAAAGTCCACCGCAGCGAAGACGTTAAGTCTATTATCTCTGTAGTAGAGGTAGCCGTTTTCTTCTCGTATGTTCTTTTGATCATAGTATTGGAACTTCTCTGAACCTACAGGTACGTTATCTGGGTCGGACGGATCATTGTAGTACTGTGCTCTGAACTGTCCCTTGTCTAGATACTGACCACGTTTCTTGGCTAGAATCTTAAGGTCAAACCCAAACCACTTACCGTCTTTACGTTGGCTACGAGGCCAAAGGAACTCACCTGTCCCATCACCTCTATCCTCTACTGGCTTCTCAAATATCTCGTAGATGTTGTCCTCACCTACCTTCTCACCTCTGTCATCGTACTGATCCTCTACCATTTGCAGTAGATCATTGTACAAATCAGCAGGATGGTAACGTGTACCTACGACCCACTCTTTCGCTTCAGCCCCTTCAATAGACGAGAGTAGAGAGTATTGACTTTTAACTTTATTGCGTCCTTCACCTGTGTAAGCATTTTCGTACACAACGACATCGTCCAAGACAGCAATATCACAGTGAAGTCCTGTAAGTGACGTAGTAAGGCCACCAGTGAAGACCGAAGGGTCCCTAACATTTTCTTTCCTCCGTAGTGGATGATCTAACATGATCTCTGAGTTAGTCCATCTGGTACGTTTACCTTCGTCAGCATGGACGTGTTCAGGCCAGTACCGACGGTAGATATCAGAAGTTAAGATACCTTTGATAAACCCTAGTTGCTTTTCAGCTAAGTTAGCAGTAGCCGATATGTATAGTATACGCAATGTTGGGTTTTTTGTCAACTCCCAAGCGACACGATATGCAATTAATCTTGACTTACCGTGGTCACGTGGGAATAGAAGTAGTTGATGTGACTTGTGATCTTCACGTGTCCACCAGTTACATACGTCTTCGTGACACTGGCCTAAGACTTGCTCAGGTGCTACTAGCTTGATGAAGGTGACTAGGTCACTCTCAGCAGCCTGACGTATTTGCTCTAGGGTTGCCAAGGATTACTCAGGCCAATCTGCTATCGGTGCATTACCAGTTGGGTTTCCGTCTGCATCAACAGGCACATCAAACAATGCCATGAATGCAGCATGATCTGATGCAGCATCAATAGCTGCTTCGATTGTGTTCGACGCTGTGCGGATTGCTGCACGGGCTGTCGTGACATCTGCGGGGACAGTGTACTCAGCAACCTCAGTTGCCTTAATCACCATCCAATCTGTAGGCTGTAGCTTCCCACCAGCCTGATCTTTGATGATAGCTTTCCACTGTGACTTTAGGCCTTTGGTGACAAGCTGATTACCGTCCTCGTCCAAGACAGGGTTGCCATCAGTATCCACCTCGTTCACATCATCCAATGCTCTAGGTGTATTGGCATCCCAATAAAACCGATTGTCATAGGTTGCGGGATCAGCTTCCCAAGTCAAACCTGCCGCAGTCTTATCTGCGTCTGACCATGTACCCCAATTACTAGGGTGTGTTATGCCATCGTTGTTCGTCCAAGACTTGCCAACTCTGATGACCTTTCCACTGTATTTCCAAGGCATGTTGGCCTCCTATCTTGCGTTACTGTATTTGAATGGGTTCTCGGCAAATGCCATGTAGATGTGAGTGCTACCGCTTTCATTTATTGTCGTGCTAGTTCCACGCATTTTAAATCCATTAGAAAGGTAATCAACATAAACAGAAGAAACGCCAGACCCCTCTGCGGAACTATCATTTGCGTTGAGGTATCTTTCCATAAAATTATACGGGTCTCTCTGAGTGTCTTTGATGTGCCAGTTTCTAGCATTGTCAACATTCTTAATTATCACAAACGCAGGTCTAAACCCAGTGTATACAAACGGCCCATCTGCCGAACCATTGCCTGTGTAGCTGCCTAACTTGCTGTAGCCTTCAACGCTGTGGAAGCAGTAGGCGATGTGATTAGCACCTGATTGATTGGTGTAGTCATCATAAACAGTAAATACTGTATCTGAATTTGAGTCAGACGAAACATCTGCTGCCGCATTGGTTAAATCTAAATAAAAGAAGTCAAGAGAACCATCAACGGCAGTTGTAGTGGAAGCCCACTCGAATGCATTGTCACGGTTCTTTTGCAGAATAAGTTGCGGTTCTTGAGATAATCCGTGACCAACAGTAGACCCAGAAGTACCATTCCCAGTCCAACTGACAATACTAAACCCAGCTGTTGTGTTCGCTGACACTGTGCTAGTGATGTCGCCATCGGTGTTGCTTGAGCCAGATGTGTTGTCGGCTTTCCAGTTCCATGCTACAAAAGTACGACTAGAACCATTTACCCCACTATCACTACCTATTGTGAAACCATCACTATCAAATGACAGCAATTGAGTTGTGGAATTGTTTAGTTCAGCACCTTTATCGTTTGAAATTAGTTGCCTATCATTGCCTCTAACCGCATCTTGCAAAAGATGATTGTCTGATACACTTCTTGTTTTGAGCCAAACAAAATCAGGCTGGAACCCAACACCTGTGATAGATCGACTGCTAGTTCCATCACCAGTATACAACACAGTATTAAAATGCTCAGACGGATCAGCAATCTCAGGATCGGGCAGGTTATCAGTACACAGTGCTAGGTATCCCGATGGTGGCTCATAGTAGAAGTCACCCTTGCCGTTTCCGTCTTGGTTGCCTTGGGCAGTCTCGTTCCCTGCGAATGAGCTGTCTTGTCCGAAGTTTACAATAGCCGAGGTAAACCCTGCATTGTACATAGTTAGAATAACATAAAAAGTACCACTTAAACCGCTAAATGCTTCGTTAGTTCCAGCGGCAGGATCACCACTAGAAAAGTAAGTTCCGTTTTTACCAAACCAAACTTTACCATTATCTAAATCCATAGCGATATTCATTATATCGCCACTAGCAAAAGCAGAACTATAACCAGTTGTGTTTGAATTGTTAGTGCGCTTATCGTCTGCGTACATCTGAATGCCAAAACCACCAGTTGTATAACCTACAAGATTGTTAACTGAAGCAAGAGCATTTATTTCTGTGTCATTTCCAATGCCAAAATAATTTGCAGAGTTTGGTGTTCCGTTACAATAAATCTCAGCATACCATTTGCCTGATGAAACCCCTATGGTAGAAATTGCATTTTGATAATTTGCAACATTTGGAGCTACTGTAAGATTGCCTTCTGAAAATGTTGGATTAGCATTATATGTTTTATAGGTTGGATTAAGAGTAGCAAAGTTATTCGTCGGGCTATCCAAGGAGATGTCACTCTCCTGCATATTGTTGTTAGTCCAATCGTTGTTGTTGCCTGATTGGTCTAGCCAGAATGCAGCTTCTCGCTTGTCTGCAAAGGCCATGTAGATGTAGGTGCCGCCTGATGCGTTCATACCTGAATAAGTATTACTTAACTGAAAACTTGTGCCAGTAATAAGAATGCCATCATTATTACCAGCATACTCAGCATTACTTAAATTTGGATACAAATAATTATCTACTTCCCCGTAGGGACTTCTAGTGTTATCCAAAATGTGCCAGTTTTCACCAGAGACATCCGTCCTTTTAATGATAACAAATGCAGGTTTGAAACCTGTGGTAATTGTCGGCCCTGATGTGGAACCGTTGCCCGTGTATGACCCAATGTCACTATACCCTGCGACTGAGTGGAAGCAGTAGGCTATGTACTCTTGACCTGATTGATTGAGAATACCTGCGCCGCCGTTATAAGTTCTAAAGCCGTCTGTTTCATACGTTATGTAATGGCTTGAGTTTTCTTGACTGTCATTATTAGTTGTATTAAGCGACAAAACTTTGTTAGCAGCCAAGACACTACTATTCACACCCCAGTTGTAAGTAGAACTATCTCTGTTTTTAGTAATTACCAGTTTGTTTTTTCCTGACCAGTTCAACCCAACTCCGATAGTTTCCTGCACCGTGGTTCCTGTACCAGTCCAAGTAACAACACTCTGCCCATAGTCAGGGTTAGCCTTCACCGAACTTGTGATTGATCCGTCTGTGTTGGATACTGCGGAACCTGTACCCATGTCCCATGCCCATGCGACGTAGGTATCGCCTGAACCATTATTCGTACCTGATGAGCCAAGTGTAAAGCCGTCTGAATTGAATGCAGTTAATCCGTTTGTGTCTGTACCTTCTGCACCAGTTTGACTGCTTTCTAAAACCTTTGTTGCGCCACGAACGGTGTCATACAGTTTATGATCCCCAACGTCACCACGTTCCTTAACCCAAACAAAGTCAGGCTCAAAACCAACACCCCCAACATACTGAGTGCCACCATTCCCCCGATAGGTAACAGTGTTAAACCCCTCAACCTCATAGTCATTGGTAAACGGCAGGTAAAAGCCATTCGTGCCATAGGTCACATCAGGTTCAATGATAGGAACCCACTGACCATTGGCATCCGTTTCACCAAAGGATGTAGGGTCTAGGGCAGTGCCGTCTACAAAGTTGACTTCTGCTAAATATATGTCTGAATAAACACTAGCACCATTGCCTAAACGCATTTCTTGCGCTTGGTTAAGATAGCTGTCATAATTTAGCGATGGGTAAGTTGAAGCACTAAAAGAAGTTACTTCTTCACCATTAACGTATATCTTAACACGGTCTGCGGCGGTGGCTTGGGTGCTGTCAAAAGATAATACAATATGATACCAAGAGCTTACATCACGAAAAACTTGGTTTGTTTTTAGTTGCCATTGATAGCTGCCAGAATAATCGTAAACGTCTAAATCGTGAGCAGCAGAAAACTCCATAAAAAATCCAGATGTAGTCCAGCTTGTGAACAATGCGCTTTTTGTAATATTCCCACGCTTAACCCAAGCACTCCAAGTCCAAGTCTTTTGATTGCCCCCAGAAGAAGGGGTTCTGGTTAAATGGGCAGAGTCGTCATCATTCAAGCGCAAGCTGCGTTCAATCTGATAACCGGCTGCAGCAGCACCGCCAGATGCACCAGACGCACCAGCAAGAACGTTAGATCCAACGATGCTCATGAGTATGCAGCGGTAAAGACAGCGTGAACTGAAGTGGTGGAACGGACGATGTAATCAATCCGATCAACAGAACTTGCAGCAGTTGACAAAGTCGGGGCAGTGCCACCAGCAAAGTCCCAGCTCGATCCGTAAGTCAATAAACGCGAGCCTGTCGCGTCCTGCACAATAAATATCGACCCGCTTTGGCCTGCCGTTAAGTTGGATGGATTTGACAGTTCACAAGACGCTGTATTTTCAAGCGTCAGCGCAAAGTTATTGGCAGCCGCAAAATCAAGCTGCTTTGTCGTATCGCCTGCAGCGACAGAAATAGCGTCAATTTCACCACGCTGTGCAGCAGTAAAAGTCTGAGCAACATCAGTTGCTGCCAGGTTGTCAACAGTCAGCGTCTGCGTGCTGCTGGTGATCGAATCAACTTTGACCGTTCCAAAAGCCATGATCAGAGAATCGTCCAGACAGCATTAGCAGGAACTGTAACTGTGACGCCAGCATCCACAGCGACAGTGCCTGAACTTAGTCCATTGTAGTTGGTTGTCAAAGTGTAGTCAGCAGAAATCGTTTGCTGGCTTTCAAGAATGATGCTTCCAGCAGCAGCTGGACTTCCCCAAGTAACTGCGCCTGACGGACCACCACTCAAAATGGTCTGACCGCTTTGCCCGTAATTCGCTCCAGCAACACCAATCTGGCCTGCAGGTCCAATCCTGAGTCGTTCGGCCCCTTCAGTTGTGATCTTAAAGTGGCCGTCAGAGCCCGTATCAACAACTTCGACCTCAGTATTGCCCTCGATCAGCTTATCTGTGTCAACCGAAGCGTACGCAAGTGAAGTCCAAACCGTCGTTCCATCACCCAGCTTGTACTTATAGGTATCTGTCTCAAAGCCGAGTTCGCCAGCCAACAAAGTCGGGTTTGAGGAAGTCCATCCTGCGGCTGTATCACGCCGCTGCTGCATCTGGACTTTGATCTCAGTGGCGGCCACGATCA